TGGCCCCCTTAGGGGCCACCCTGGTGCTTTATGCGCCGTGCCTCACCTTTCCACGGGTGAGTAGCATCACTATGCATCTGCCATTCGCATTTTGCGATGGATCTTGTACTGGCTATCTTTCGATAGCTAGCCAAGTGCAAGGTGAGGTACCAGGGGGACGAAACTTCCCTGAGTACCTGGTTCCTTGGCAGCGTGGAAACTGCCCCATCGTAATGTGCGGTGGCGGATGTATTTCTAGTGGGAGTAGGAACACCATGGCATCTGGTATAGTTACGAGTGCTCGAACGGCTGGACGAGTTGTCCTTCCGTGGAGCATATCTGATCCGGGTTATTTTAACGACTCGGGTCAGGATTTCGGACTAGATCAGATGAACCAAGTGACAACCAGTTATCGTACTGGTTTGCCACCGGGATCCGTTACTGCCGAGGATCCCAGTTCGGATACGCCTGCCACTGAGGCAGGCGTTTTCCAATATCTCCGTAAAGACGAGATGTATGGAAATGATAATCCGTCTGGGCTCGGCGATACTGGACATGAATTCACCACAGAGAAAACCTTCTTGGACTCTTTGAGTCATAGAAGTGTCTCCATCGTGGATGGATCTGTCCGGTATACGGGGCCGTTAATACCGGCCGACAGTGGGGCCTTACCTCCCTCGGGAGATACGGCAGGTACCTTTGACAATCAGTCCTATTACGGACCGAAGGCCATCGGTGCCACTATACCCACTGATCCCGCTACTCACGTCGCTGAGAATCTAGGAGAAATCCTAGAGCACAGCTTCCTCCCCTCCCTTACGGGAGTGAACTTTAAGACCTTTCAAGAAATGCTTAACCGCATTTCAGAAGGGTATCTTAATTTTCAATTTGGGTGGGAGCCGTTCAAAAAGGATATCCAGGATCTTCTCGGTGGGGTGATTTCTGCAAATGAAATCATTTCCCAGTACGAGAGAGACTCTGGAAAGCCTGTGCGACGTAAGTATGATTTTCCTGTTGAAAATTCGACTACGGTCAGTCCAGCGGCAGTTAACTCTACAGTTACTCCGCAGGACGGGCATGGGGGTTATCCAAACTCCCAAACGTATTCGCATTTTCTAGGAATTGGTTCGCGAGGAGGACAGCATGTGAAAACCGTATCGACTGAAAAGAAGATATGGTTTTCGGGTGCCTATCAGTACTTAGCAACCCTGGGCTCAAGCTCAGGAAGTGCTATTGCTGAACGGGCTGCTGCCGTCAACCATCTGTTGGGCGTCGAACTGACGCCCAAAGATGTTTGGGACCTCGCTCCATGGAGTTGGCTCGTCGACTGGCGATACAATGTAGGCGACAATATTAAAAATGCCTCATTGCTAGCTAGTGACGGGCTTGTGATAAAGTATGGGTATCTGATGTGTACAACAACAACAGTTACCAATCATACTCTCACAGGATGGACCGATGTCAATGGTACATCCTATGGCCCTATTTCCGCATCCTTCATTAGTGTTAAGAAGGAGCGGCATAAGGCATCACCCTACGGTTTTGGCAAAAACCCTGCTAGTCTTAGTGACAAGCAGTGGGCCATCCTCGCCGCTCTAGGATTAACTAGAGGGTGGAAGGTCTTCCTTTGATACGTTCGTATCTAGGGAAGTAAAGAGTCAGCCGATGTTAGGAAACATCGACTCTTTTTTCTCGGGCACATCCAGTGCCTGAGCCTCAACCAAGTCAAGGACAGTGCTATGGCTTTTGCCGATCCACAATCCGTAACGATCAGTGCTGGAACCCTCTCGCTTCCGCGAGTTGGTTTTGGTCCTTCTAGCGGTAGTTTCAAAGACTTTGATTCTACCTCTGGAATGACTGCAGAACTCTTGGTTTCGCATGCCTATGGCAAGCGTACTCGGAGAACTGCCAGGCTGAACCTTACGAAGGTTGCGGCTGACCCATTTAACTCATCGCTGAATGCCAGCTATTCAAGTAGTATCTACTTGGTAGTTGATCATCCGGTGGTGGGTTTTACGCCAGCCGATCTTCACACCGATGTGACAGGTTTGACTACCTGGCTCACGGCGTCAAGTGGTACCGCGATCGATAAACTCCTGGGTGGTGAGTCTTAAACGACTACCCTCAGGGTTTTGATTGGTGCTATCAAAGGGATTTCTCCCATTGTAAGCACCTTGTTCGCAGTATTCAACCTATGTGTGGACCTTGTGGTTCACATAGTGACGGCAAGAACCATGGCTAGGAATCGCCATACCAATCCAATCAGGAATGGGGACGATGAAAAGCCAAATTATGTTCTTGCAAACAATTCTCCTAGAACTAGGAGAATGGTGTCGCATAAGCACCACCCAAGACGTAAAAACCGTCTTGGGTCGAATCAAAGAGGAAGGCGATGGCTTTTTAACCATCGCCTTGCCAAACTTTGGAAAAGATCTCGAAAGAGCTCTCGACCAAGGTTTCGTAGGGTCCGACCAGTTCGCTGGATTTAAGCGAACTGGGGGTCTCCCCCGATTTCTCGGAGGTTTCCTTTCCCAAATCTTTGATTCTAGTACGGGTCGCTTGCTACCCGATCCTTCGGTGCTTTCCATCTGGGCCATACGTCAGTTCACACTGATGTGGGCAAAGATCGCCATTCCCTGCTCGGAAGAGCGGGTAAAGGCAGCACTGAAAGGATATGTAGCTAATGACGCTAACATTCATAATTACCGAGCTACGATCTCTCCCGATTTATGGGAGGATTATCGTCGTCTTGGTCGTTTGCTTTGGAGTGATGTCTTTCAAGGCATCACGGAAGATATCCTATATTTTAGGATTATTCCAAAGCACGGGCCCGGTGCCACAGCGGAGAAGCTTACGGGAAACCGTAAATGGCTTCTGCGGATGTGGACACAGCGGCTTGAGGCAGTATTTCCACATTGGGAGTTTCTGTCTTCAAGCTGGAGTCTATCTCTTGATAGATTCGACTCGATGGATGTTAGGGAGCCTGGCGCGGAACAGCCCGTTAGGGTTATCTCCGTGCCTAAGACACAGAAGACACCACGGATCATCGCAATTGAACCTACTTGCATGCAGTATATGCAGCAAGGGCTTTTACGATCATTCGTGAATAACGTCCGAGCGGATAATACCGCAAGGTCGTTGATCGGTTGGGAATCTCAAGAACACAATCGTGTTCTTGCCCAATCAGCTTCCAGAGATGGAAGCTTGGCAACACTCGACTTGAGTGAAGCTTCTGATCGTGTCGACTATCTGCATGTACTCGAGCTTCTGCAGCATTTCTCGACTCTAAAAGAGGCGATTGATGCTACACGTTCGAGGAAGGCAGACGTGCCTGGTCATGGTGAAATTCACCTGAACAAGTACGCGTCTATGGGTTCAGCTCTCTGTTTCCCAATCGAGGCAATGGTGTTTTGCACCATTGTCTTTCTAGGGATCCAGAATCAGCTAAAGCGACCATTAACCAAGAAGGACATCCAGTCCTTTGTTGGTTCGGTGCGCGTCTACGGTGACGATATTATCGTCCCCGCGGACTATATGCAATCTGTCGTTAGGTCACTTGAGGCTTTTGGCCTTCTTGTGAACCGAAACAAGTCTTTCGGGACTGGTAAGTTCCGAGAGTCTTGTGGAGGTGACTTTTACGACGGGGAAGACGTTTCAGTCGTCCGCGTTCGCGAAGAGTTACCAACCGACAGACGGAATGCTCGTAGGATCGTCGCTGCCGTTTCTTTACGAAACGAGCTCTACCTAGCAGGCCTTTGGAGGTCAACTAGATGGATGGACAAATTGTTAGAGGATCTAAGGATTCCCCTTCCAATCGTCCAATCGACGAGCCCTGTGCTGGGCCGAACCTCCTTCTTACCTGTTCCCTTATCGGGGGATGGAGTAAGGATGTGTTCGAACTACCATCGACCGCTTGTCTACGGTTACGTGGTAGCTGCCAAATCGCCGAAATCATTTCTCGACGATTATGGCGCCTTGCACAAATGTCTGACCCTGATGGAATTGTCTCTTCCATCGAAGAAAAGGCCGCATGGTCTTGGCTTCGAATGGGGAGACCCCGTCAGCAGAAACTATATTCCGGGCGATTCGATAGGTTCTTACCTATCTTCATCGCTCAGAATCGTTTCTGACGCCAGACATTTAGAGCAATCTGGACGCCCCTTCGCCGTTGACATCAAGCGAAGGTGGGCCC